ATACGAGCCGTTATCTGTTTTTATAGACGTAATTAACGACTTTAAAACAGGCAAAGTCAAAGTATTTGGACGCATTACGCCTACTCAGATACGCGAATCAATAATAGATAAGCTAGATAAAATAGCGAGAGATCGAGAAAATGCACACTTAGATAGAAAGGGGGACGCGGGCGACCGCTCCACCCTTACTTTAAGACAGGCATTAGCCAAGGTAACGACTCAAAAATGATAAACGCCAGAGCAAAAGGACACGCCTACGAGCTACAAATAGTTAACAGGCTGAAGGAGCTAGGCTATGACGCTGTTACTAGCAGATCAGAGAGCAAAAGAATGGATGATCTAGGGGTCGACATTATTGACAATACAGACTTTTATATCCAATGCAAAGCCGTTGAAAAATTAAAGCCTAGCTTACATGACATCTTAAAAAGAATGCCTACAGATAAAGTGCCTGTTGTTTATCACAAGCGAAATAACATGGGAACTATTGTATCATTAAAACTAAAAGATTTTGAAAAACTACTCTTACAAAAGCGCGATTGATCCTTTTATAACTTACGAAATAGCGCGAAAACAATTACTAGATAAAAGGGCAAAAAGGGAAAAATATAAAAACTATTTAAAAAGATATAAAGCTTATGAACGTAGACGAAGCAATAAAACTACTTGAGGATACAGTCAAGGATGATATAGACCAATTAACCCCAAAAGACCGTTTATTATTTTGGGCTAATTTGCTTGAATTTAAAAAGGCAAAAATTCAGAGAATACCTTTTGAAGTACCAGAAAATGACGCTAAAATAATTATTGAATATGAGGACTATAAGACTACGACACACGCGAGTATTTCAAAGCCTTTGGGAAAGCCAAAAAAGGATTAACGCTTTTCGAGGAGGCGCAAGGTCAAGCAAGACTCACAGCATTTTGCAAGGTATTGCCATCTGGTTAGCCTCTGGTTATTTCGGTGATGATTACGTCCCTAAAGGTACATTCTCAGTAATTAGGGAAACGCTACCCGCACTTAGGGCGAGTTCGTACCGTGAGTTTATTGAGTTGTTGCAAGATATGGACGTCTACTATTATATAGATCATCGGAAAACGCTGCTAGAGTTAGAATTTGAAAAAAGGATCGTACAGTTTTTTAGTACGGACGACCTAA